AGAGTAGGTGGTTTAGGTTGATTAAATTTCTTTTTGATGCCTACAAAGCTATAGAAGATAATGTAACTAAATTTGGTGAGTTTGAGTTCCTTTTACCTGTATTATGTGAATCAATAACAGCACAACTAGATAATGGAATTTTGGTAAGGCAGTTTCCATTCTGGAAAAGAAACTTACCAGTTACTTATGATTTAGCAAACAATAAGATTTATATTAATTATGATAGTATAGAATATATTATGCCTATGATTAGGAAGTTAAGTCCTATTCATACAGAGAAAGATCAGTATAAGGGTATTATTAAAAATGAAATGGCTCCAATCATTTCTGGAATACTATTTTATGCGCTTCAATCATATAACATTCATAATAGGGGTGCTTTAGCTAAACATGAAATTACTTTAAACTGGTATAAACAGTTCTTTTATATGCTGGCATATACCTTTAGAGAAGATACATCAGATAACATGTTTGTTAATGGTTTGACTACTACAGTTGCGCGAAAAATTTCAGAACTATTTTATAGGCCCTATGTTCAAATAATATTACAGTATTATGAATTACTTGCATACAGAGGAATAACCTTAGATGAAGATCAAGAAAAAAAGTTAGACTTTATGTTTACTCAATTAAAGAACCAGATTAAGGATGCTTTAAAACAAGATGGGTTAGCACAATTTGAATTAAGTATTTATGACGATTGGTTTACTTCATTCATTAAAGATTTTAAAGTATGCTTTAGAAATAGTAATAGACTTATACTAAACCAAGATAGTCATTTTATGAGGATTCAGCAGTTTAAAAGTTTAAACTTAAAGTCATATCAATCAGCATACTATAGTACAGCTGTGTATATGCCACTTATGGTAGATGAAGATGGTATAAAACATAAATGGCCTACAGGTCCTTTTGCTGAATTGGTTAATACTTCTACTGTATTAGCAACAACTTTGTCATGTGGTGTATATGAATATAAGAAATTGAGGAATGTCGATGACTTACAAATGTTAGCTGCAAGAGGAATAGCTTTGTTAGGATAGATTAAATTAATATGTACCAGTGGATTAATAAAATATATCTCCTTACCATTATTTCTAGGTAAAGGAGATATTTTTTAGGTTAATTAATTATGTATTACACATAGTTATTATTTCAATTATGTATAAAAATTAAAGGATGTGATGTTTTAGATGGCAGTACAGAGATGGCCTGGCGTTTACACAAAAATTGTCGATAATAGCCAGTATATAGAGGCTCAGTACAGTGGTCATAAGGGTTTTATCTGTATCTTCTCAGAGAAGGGTCCTGATAATTATCCAAGAATGACTACATCTGTTTCTGATTTTATCAAAACGTATGGTGCTCCAAATACTAAGTATGGTCAGGGTGGTTATATCGCTACTCAATACTTGCAGACCCTTAGTAACTTATGGGTTATGAGGGTATTACCTTCAGATGCTACTTATGCTCTTAAGGCAGTTAAATTAGCTAATGAAGAAAAAGTTCAGAAATATACAGTTACTGAAACTAAGGATGCTGACGGTAATGTGGAATATACTTATGATGAGATTATTCCTGTTACAATTAGTGAGAATGCCGTTGTTTTAACCGAAGAAGATCTTAATAAAGATATTTCTGAAGTTTTAAGTGAGGTTCCTGAGGGTACGGATGTTATTGTTCCTGAAGGTACTTTTGGTTACTCATTTGATACTGCTGGTGCGAAGTTTGTCGGTGCCAGAGCCGCAGTTAAACCAACATCAGATGAGGAAAGAACTGGTGGAGAGACAGTAATTACTGCTCCAATTACTCCATCAGGTGATGTTAATATTTCTGGTGTTACCTTTAAGGGTAATGCTGTTTCATCTGGGTTTAATGACTCTTCGGTTATTGTTGTTGAAAGATCTGTCTTTAGTGAATTAGGTGCAGCTGCTGGAACTTCTGCTGTTTCTGTGGTAGCTTATGATCCTACGAGTCCTGAGACTTCATTTGAGGAGAAAGAAGAGACTCCCACTAAAACTGTTGTTACTAAAGATTATTATTTCCAGGATATTGAATTAAATAAAATTAATAGCTTATCTCAGATGGATGGCCTCGTTAGCGGAGAGGATAGCGAAGCTGATATTATTTTCTTCCCTTATGGTAGAGGAGAGTATTACAACAAACTTGGCTATAAACTTACTAAAGCTAGGAAGTCCTATCCTAATGCTTTCATTTTAGATATTTATGAACTTCCTGAGGATTCATCATATCCTAATATGGTTGAGTCATTTGTTGTTTCATTTGATAGAGATGCTGTTGATTCAGCTGGTGCTACTATTTTCATCCAGGATGTTCTTGATAGATATTCTGATTATCTTAGATGCAAAGTTAGTGACAATATTAATAGCTATGATGAAGATACTGTTGAGGGCTTTGATGAGACTTCAAGCAAATATGACAATTTAGCTACTACAGATATAGTTTACTTATCGGGTGGTTCTGATGGCGAAATGTATACTAAAGCTGGGGTTGTTGACTTTGGTAAAGTTCAGGATGACTTAGCTTTAGCTTATTTAGGAGATATTATTAATCATGAAACTGATGAAGCTAATATCGAAATTCAGGATACTGAAGATTTTGATATTACATTAGTCATTGATGGTTCTTATCCTGATAATGTTAAGGATGCTATTATTACGCTTTGCGATAAGAGAAATACCTGTTTTGGTATTCTCGATAATAGTGATTCTACCAAGCAGGGCAATAAGAGTGCTCAAGCTGCTATTGATATGAGATTAGGCGATCATAATTATAGTGATTATAGAGTTGCTCTTTATGAGCCTTATACAAAGGTTTATGATAACTACAATGGTAGATATATTTGGGTTTCTCCAATTTATCACGTTGTTGACCTTATGTGCAAGACTGCCAGGGATTATGACATCTTCTGGGCTTTTGCTGGTTTAAGACGTGGCGCTATTAATACTACTATTACCGATTACAGATATAAGCTTAATGGCGGTTTTAGGGAGTCTTTTGTTGAAGATGAGCTTAATCCTATTGTTAGATTTACTAATGGTGGAGACGTTCTTTGGGGCAATTGGACTACTCAGCAGACACCATCAGCCCTTAAGAATGTTCATGTTGTTCTTTGCTTACAGTATATCCAGAGAACACTTGAAAGAAACCTTAAGCAATATGTCTATGAGTTCAATGACGAATATACTTACGCTTTAATCAAGAATTCTATTAATGGTTTCTTAAGTGATCTTCAGTCAAGAAGAGCTTTAGAGAGCTTTTCTGTCAGAGTTTCTGCTACTGAATATCAGAAAAAGAATAATCAGTGCCAGGTTGATATTGACCTTAAGGTTACTGGTGTTATTGAAGTCATTAATGTTTCACTTAATGTCGGTTAATAAAGAGAGGTGTAAATAAAGAATATGCCTATTAATCCTTTCATCAATAATCTTGGATTCGACAAATATCCTTATCCTGATATGATGCGTGGTATGTTTGGTGGAGAAAAAACCTTCATCGATCCATATACCACAGGTTATCATTTTGTTTATTTCTTCCCACCTGATACGATTGGACAGGAAGTTGGTCAGTTTTTGACCACAGTTTGCCAGTCAGTTACAATTCCTGGTTGGACTGTTAATACCATTGAATATAATGGACTTAATAATATGAAATGGTATGTTCCTGGTACAGTTGATATTGGAGATCAGACTTTTACTTGTACCTTTACTGAAATGGCTGGGCTTCCAATTACTCAGATTATGGGTAGATGGGTTACGATTTTCAGAAACGTTCTTTACGGTATTTCTGATCCTTCATCGCAGAATACTTATTCGCAGGGTGCTTATAAGGGTAAAGCTGTTTATGCAACTACCTTACCTGATGGGCTTACTGTCCAATTTGCTGCTGTCTTTACAGGAGTTTTCCCCAAGAGTATTCCTACGGATAAGTTTGGTTCGAGCAGGCCTGAACACAATAAGGTTGAGCAAGAGATGCAATTCAGCTTTGACCAGATGCTTACTGGTACTGCTGCTGAATCTTATGCTAGATCCTTAGTGGCTGCTACGAGAAACATGAGCATCAATACTTCTGACTACATCTATGCTCAGGAGAC